CACTGGTGTACAAAATGTAGGTGGCAATGCTGTCAACCGTGCTGAAACAAACATATTCAAGCCCACATCTGATCCTGTGGAAATCAAGAAACAGATCGATCTCAAGAAGCAAGAAATTGCCAATCTTGAAACTCAGTTGAAAACTGCCGGAGTCAGCAAAACAGCGTCAACTAGATTGGCCAACCCAGCAACTGGTCGAGACTACACCAATGCAGAATTGGCCGCTCGTCCCCTGAACAAGTTCCATCCTGACTATGTGGCACCCACCGCGGTGGCACCTGCACAGACAGCACCCGGCGAAGATCCAAACAAAGCAGACTATGTGGGACGTAGAGAAGCTGCTCGACGTCAGGCTGCACGTGCCGCAGCACCTGCACCAGCACCGTCATTTGCTGCGCCCAATGCAGGATACAGCAACACAAACTATGCGCCAGGTGTGTCAACCGGAGTCAATGCACCAATTCCGCAATACAAGACCAATTTGCCAGCCACGGCTCAAGCCAAACCGTCTCGAGCACAGCAAGATGCATATCACAAAGCAATCGGTGCTCCCACATTGCCCGAACACCGCATTGTCAATGCACTCAAACGGCCAGTGGCAGAAATGTTGCAAATGGTCAAGACCAAAGAAGATGTACAACGCATCAAACAGTTTGTTGATCAAACATTCACACGTCACAGCACAGTGTCAGAATCTGAAATTGCTGTGAGAAATCAATTGATTGAGTATGTGGTGAAAATTGGTGCTCAACGACGCAGAGAACACAGCCAACAAGTGGCTCAATAAACTCAGCCTTAGGACCGAGTGGGCGGCTGCTGCCTGGACCAATAGATTCGCTACCTGGCGGCCCAAAACGAGCATATACAAGTTGACATCTCCTAAATAACTGTTATAATAGTATTTTAGGAGATTTCTATGACAGCAAAAACATTCAACGGTGATCAAAAGATCAAACTCACGCAGATTATCAACGAAGGCATGCAGGTACTGCACGAAATTGACACCTTGCAAGGCGGGCTGAACGACACTGTCAAGGCCATCGCAGAAGAACTGGAGGTCAAACCAGCTATTCTTAAAAAGGCCATCAAAATGGCACACAAGGCCAGTTTTGGACAAGAAAAACAAGATCACGAAACACTGGAAACAATTTTAGAAACTGTCGGTAAAACTCTGTAATGTATTCGGTCTATCAGCATTGGGATCCTCTACAAGTTTGTCTGGTTGGAAAAACTTATCCACCTGAATTTTATTCATGGATCCAAAATTCAACTACACGGAATAGATTTGAAAAATTAGCCCAAGAAACTGAAGAAGATTATCAAGGTCTTATTCGACTGTTGAGCAATCGATTTGGTATTCTTGTATTACGCCCAGAATTCCCTGACGATTTAAGCACTCTTTATATCAATGGTAAATGGGTACAACCGCCAACTGCACCACGTGACTATTTTTTAATGATTGGCGACAAGTTTTGGATTCCAGACGTTCCCAATGCCAGCCACGCTTGGTCGGTGTTTTATCGTCAAAACAAACAGAGTTGGATGCCAGATTGTGTGAGACCTTCGGATTTTCAATTACAGTTACCCAATTATTGGGAAGAAATGTCTTTGAAATTTGCTAAATTTTGTGAAATTGATCAAGCACATCTTGACAGCAAGTTAAGTTTTTACAATCATGTGTATAAAGAAATTCTCGGACAAGGCAATGAAATTGTTTACACTAAATTAGATTTCATCAATGGTTGTTTTGTCAGTCGCATTGGCAATGATTTGTATTTTGCTACTCAAACATATTATGATGACAAAAGTGCCATTTTAAAACAAGTCAATGACTTGTTTCCGACTACACGCAATCATGTAGTCAATGCCGGGGGTCACGGCGATGCAGTATATTGTCCAGTTACCCCGGGATTGATTATTAGCTTAAATGATATATCAACATATACAGATACCTTTCCAGACTGGGAGGTTGTGTATTTGCCCCCGAGTAACTACAGTCACATGAGAGAATTTGAGCACTCAATGAAGCGCAACAAAGGACGATGGTTTATCCCTGAATTTGAACAAGATAACCATTTGATTGACATGGTAGATCATTATTTTGACGATTGGGTTGGTCAAGTTAGCGAAACTGTATTTGATGTCAACATTCTCATTGTTGATCCTAAAAATATTGTGGTTAGCGCACATAATGATGTTGTTGAAAAGGCTTGTGCCCGACATGGGATAGAGGTGCATGTGATACCGTTTCGGCACAAGTATTTTTGGGACTGCGGCATTCATTGTGTCACAAATGACATAAGCCGGACTGGCACTATGCAAAAAATACTAAAGTAGTATGCCTAATATCAGAGATGTTTATCATGATCAGATCATGGATCCCAACCATGTCAGTAGACGTTATACAAAAAACTTAGTTTCTCATTTAATTGAAGATTTAAGTACTAGTGGTTGGAGTTATTTGTTTAAAAATCGTATTGGTGCAAAATTAATTCATCAGAATAAACAGTCTTTGTTATTATGGCTGATGCATTATCCGGAAAAAAAAGATTTTGCTCTTGATACAACAATTATTACAGATTTGATACTATATAATCATCCAAACAAGTCAATATGTCTTGCGCCCGAGGTATATGGATTTTTTCAAATTGATTTTAAGTACCAAAATCAATTGCCAACAAAACAATTTAATTGTTTTATTAATCGAGGATGTAGTTTTAGACAAAGCTGGCTATATCAATTTCAAAGAAACAATCTATTAGACCAAGGACATGTAAGTTACTGGTGCGAAGATCGATTTACTTCTCTTTCTCCTCAAGACCATTTTGAAACATTGTTTTTGAATAATCAAATTTTTGAAAAAGAGCATATCAAACTTCAAGGACATATACCTTATAAAAATTTTGATTTGTTGTTGGAAGATGCCATACTGGATAGTAAACTGAGTCTGGTCATCGAAACATGGTTTGATGATAATCGATATATTTCATTCAGCGAAAAAACTTGGAGAGTTATACAATTGCCAAGACCGTGGTTGACATTTAACTCTATGCATTCTGTAAAATGTTTGCGCGAGTTTGGATTCGATGTATTCGATGACTATGTCGATCATGGTTACGACCATGAGCCTGATCCGATAACACGTCAGATAATGATTTTGAGTCAACTGAATAAAGAGATAAATTATACACCTCAACTGCTGGAAGAGTTTGAAACTCGTGCTGAAAAAAACAGGCAACTATTAAAAAAATTAAATAGTCAATGGCCAGAAAAATACAAAAATATTTTACTAGCTATACAAAATATACTATAATATAATTGTGTCGTTCACGTCACGAACATGTAACAAGGCTATACCGGCCATAAACGGAGAACAATGAGTTATATTGACGCACTTTTTGATCGTGAGCACGATCGCATTCACACAGTAGAACGCCGCAATGGTGAACGAGTCTACCAAGACTATCCTGCCAACTACATCTTCTACTACGATGACCCCCGGGGCAAGTTTCAAAGCATCTACGGCACACCAGTGTCAAGATTCAGCACACGCAACAACAAAGAATTTCGCAAGGAAGTTCGCATACAGAGCAACAAGCAACTGTATGAATCGGATATCAATCCCATCTTTAGATGTCTGGAAGAGAACTACAAAGATCAAGACGCTCCGGAACTGCACACAGCATTTTTCGACATTGAAGTTGCATTTGATCAAGAGCGTGGATTCTCGCCAGTAACCGATCCTTTCAATCCCATAACTGCCATATCGGTATACCTAGACTGGTTGGATCAATTGGTCACGCTGGCAGTACCACCACGGGGTCTGAGCTGGGCCACTGCACAAGAGCTGGTGGCTGACTTTGACAACACCATCTTGTTTGAGCGTGAAGAGGAAATGATCAAGACATTTCTGGACTTGATTGACGACGCAGATGTGTTGACAGGTTGGAACTCAGAAGGCTATGACATTCCCTATACCATAAACAGAACCATCCGTGTGCTCAGCAAAGATGACACACGCAAGTTTTGCCTGTGGGGACAACTGCCCAAGAAGCGTGTGTTCGAACGTTTTGGTGCCGAGAACGAGACCTATGACATTGTGGGCCGTGTACACATGGACTATATGCAACTGTATCGCAAGTACACCTACGAAGAGCGACACAGTTACAGTTTGGATGCCATTGGCGAATACGAACTCAACGAGCGCAAGACACAGTTTGAAGGCACACTGGATCAACTGTACAATCAACACTTCAAAAAGTTCATTGAATACAACCGCCAAGACACCATGTTGATCGGCAAGCTGGACAAGAAACTGCGTTTTCTAGATCTGGCCAACGAACTGGCTCATGCCAATACTGTGCTGTTGCAGACCACCATGGGTGCTGTGGCAGTGACCGAACAGGCCATCATCAACGAAGCACACGAACGTGGCATGGTTGTGCCCAATCGCAAGCAACGTCTCACCGACGAGGACACACAGGCCGCAGGTGCTTATGTGGCCTATCCCAAGAAGGGCATGCATGAGTGGGTGGGTTCAGTTGACATCAACAGTTTGTATCCTTCGGCTATTCGTGCCATGAACATGGGACCAGAGACTGTGGTGGGACAACTGCGTCAGGTCATGACTGATCATTTGATCAAATCCAACATGGCCAAGGGCCAGAGCTTTGCGGCAGCCTGGGAAGGCTTGTTTGCCAGCCTGGAATATACCGCTGTGATGGAACAGCAACGTGGTACTGAGATCACCATTGACTGGGAATCAGGAGAAGAAACTGTACACTCGGCTGCTGAGATTTGGAAGATGATGTTTGATTCAAATCAGCCCTGGATTCTCACTGCCAATGGCACCATACTGACCTACGAAAAGAAAGGCATCATTCCTGGCCTGCTGGAACGTTGGTACAGTGAACGCAAGGAATTGCAAGCAAAAAAGAAAGAAGCAAAAGATGCTAAAGAGATTGCATTTTGGGATAAACGTCAACTTGTTAAAAAAATTAACCTCAATAGCTTGTATGGCGCTATTCTTAATCCTGGGTGTAGATTTTTTGACAAACGTATTGGTCAATCAACTACTTTAACCGGACGAAGCATTGCCAAGCACATGGATGCATACATCAACGAATGTATCACTGGCGAGTATGACCACCTGGGCAAGAGCATTATCTATGGTGACACTGACTCCTGTTACTTTAGTGCATGGCCTGTGCTGGAGAAGGAAGTTCAAGAAGGTCGCATGGCCTGGTCAAAGGAAACCTGTATCCAACTGTATGATTCTATTGCAGATCAGGTCAATGAGAGTTTTCCTAGATTCATGGAACAGGCATTTCATTGTCCCAGAGACATGGGCGAATTGATCAAGTGCGGTCGTGAGATGGTGGCTGATCGCAGTTTGTTTATCACCAAGAAACGCTATGCTGTGAACATCATTGATCTAGAAGGCAAGCGACTGGATGTGGAAGGACGAATTGGCAAAACCAAGGCCACGGGACTGGATCTAAAACGCTCAGATACCCCTCGAGTAATTCAAGACTTCTTGTTAGAAATTCTAAATAAACTACTTGCTGGAACAGATAGGGAGTCTATTGTGGAACGTATTAGAGAGTTCAAGTATGAATTTATGGAACGGCCAGGCTGGGAAAAAGGTTCACCCAAGCGTGTGAACAACTTGACCAAGTATTCGGCCGAAGAAGCCAGACTGGGCAAAGCCAACATGCCGGGTCATGTACGGGCGGCCATCAACTGGAACAACATGCGCAGAATGAACAGTGACAACTATTCGATGCAGATTGTGGACGGAATGAAAACCATTGTGTGCAAATTGAAACCAAATGCCTTGGGATGGACATCAATTGGGTATCCCACAGACGAAATGCATCTGCCACAGTGGTTCAAGGATCTGCCGTTTGATGATGGCTTGATGGAAGCAACTGTTGTGGATCAAAAGGTCGATAACCTGTTGGGGGTGCTGGATTGGGACCTGGCGTCGGCTACCAATACAGAAAATACATTTACCAGTTTATTTGATTTCGAATGAAGCTGAGCGAAGTTGTTGCATACTTGAATTTGTTGGACTCGTTGGATATCACAACCGAGTGCAACAATGCCACGGCAAAACTGGCACATATCACACATGTGGTCAATGAACACTCAACAGTATACGAATCTACTGCTGAAAAAATTTCAAAAACATTTGATGAGTTGCAACGCAACATATTTAAATTTTCTGGATCAGTAGAAGAGCTACGACAAGAGCTACGTGCAGAGATTCAAAACAGAGATGCAGAATATTTAGAAACCAGTTATCAATTTTGGTACAGCGGCATGCGGCACGATCCTGACAGTCTTGTGCTAAATCGACGCATGCGAATCAACTCCAACGACGAACTGGCATTGAGAAGTCATTTGAGAAACATGACCGACTGGAGATGCCCGGGCATGATCATTCGTCCGGGGCTCGAAACATTTATCGAAGACATGGTACCCTTGGATCCGCT